GCCCTACAGTGTCGGAGCCACCAACGCCACGATCCTCTACATCAACGACGTGGTAGCATTGGAGGCCACCGGCAACATGGTATCGGCGGCAGCAGCGTCAACACTGATTATCGGCAGCGTCCTGGGGTATACGAAAGCCTCAACGGGTGTGGATCTTCCCGTTGCTGATGCTCGAGCCCAGGAGTTTCACGCCCAAGATGACGGCACCGGCACGCCGACGCAGTCTATCATCGGGCTCATTTCTGACCACGTCGCTACGGCAGGATCGACCTACACGCGACTTTCCGCTCACGAATTGTCAGGCACGACAGCCGCGACGATTGGTGGATTCCAGCGCCTCGACTATGTAACCGACCCCGACAGTGCAGTGGCAGACTTTGCCATCTGGCGGGTTATCGGCGTCGAGACGATGTGGAACACGACCACAGGCATCTAAGGGAGCCAGAAAATGCCAGCACTCGCCACTACCTCTGGTTTTCCTAATGACACCACCCTGCGCGGCATACACATGATCGTGTATCAGGCGTGGAGTCAGCGGGAGCCAGTGGGACGCAAGATCTTCAATGTCTACGACTCGGATCAGATTCGTGAGCACTCACTGACATTCGGAGGTCTGGGAATCATGACGCAGAAGGCCGAGGGGGCTGCTGTAGACTACACCTCCCCGGTTGAAGGTTTCCTCAACACGTATACCCACACGGTGTTCGCGTCGGCAGTTCGCATTACGATGGAACAGTGGGCTGACGACCTCTACAACGTGATGGAAGACCAGCCGGCAGAACTCGGCAGGGCTGCATACGCCACAGAGGAAACCACGCTGGCGAACCACTTCAACAATGGGTTCGACAGTGGAGTTACAGGTGCCGATGGTGTGGAGCTCTTCTCCACGGCTCACGTCCGTGAGGACGGAGCGACCTATGCCAACGAGCTTTCAACAGCTGCGGACCTCTCGACCACGTCGTTGGAGCAGGCGCTGATCGACTTCCGCAACCAGCGGGATGGCGGCGGCAAGCGCCTGTCCATCAAGCCCGAGACACTGCTCGTACCGCCGGACCTTCAGTTCGCCGCTGTCCGCATTCTCGATTCCTCGCAGACACCCGAGGACAACACCAACGCTGTGCAGCCCATCAGCGGCTTGGGCCTGACGCTTCAGGTCTGGGACTACCTGGCGAACACGGACGACTGGTTCGTCTGTGCAGCGAAGGAAAACCACAAGCTCAACCTGTATGAGCGGGCCTCTTTCGCCACCAGTGACATTCTGGACTTCGACACTGGCGACGTGAAGATCAAGGGCTTGTTCCGGCAGTCGAGTGGATGGGCAGACCCCCGCGGTCTGTTCGGAAGCCCAGGAGCGTAATAAACCTCGCCCGCAACGCTGACTCGCGGGTCACTTTTAGAGGGGGGTGAGTAGCCTCGGCGAAAGCCCCCGTACTCCACTGGAGAGAAAAAAATGGCAAGACTTGACAAGGTTGACGGCAAGTGGGTCAACTTGGAGAAGCCGGGCGGGAAGGTCATCTTCGTTGGTGGCGGCACGGTTGCGGTGGGAGGGGTTGGGGCTTCCGACACTTATCCTGGCACTCGCCCCGAGGCACCCAAGAGCACCATCGACGGTACCAGCGGGGCCATCAACAACTGCGTCAGCGGTCGTGGTGACACCATCGTCATCCTGCCGGGAAGCATCACTGTTACGGTGGCTATTGCCCTTGATGTTGCAGACCTGACGCTTACGGGCATCGAGAGCGGTGCGTCCATCAACCCTTCGGCGATTCTAAGCTCGCTCGCCGCCTCTTCGGATCTTATCAACGTGACGGCGGCAAATGTCGTCATCGAGCACCTGCACTTCAAAGCCAGCACGGCGGCGACAACCTCGCGCATTGATGCTGGTGCGGCATCTCTGACGATTCGCAACAACACGTTCCTGTGTGGTGCGTACGACCTTGAGACGATTACAGTGCCGGCGGCTGGTGACGACCTGCTGGTTGAGGGCAACAGGTTCCAGGTTACTGCCAACGGCCCTGACGCTGCCATTGAGATTGAGGCAGCGGGAGTAAACGGCCTGACGGTTCGCAACAATGTCTTCCACGGAGCCACTGATGCAAATGCTTGGGATGTTGGTGCCATCAACTCTGGCGTTGCTCACACTGATTGTCTGATTACTGGCAACATTTCGACATTCGGGCCGGCCATCATATTCTCGGCAGCTGCTCTGGGGATGATTTCTGGAAACCACATGGGCGAAGGCACCCTTGGTTCGATGCTTGACCCTGGTTCTACCATGTGTTCGGAAAACTACGAGGCTGATGCCATAGATCAGACCGCACGGCTATTTCCAACCACGGCAGCATCGTAGGAAGGGAGAATGGCCCATGGCCGTATCCAAGGCAGCAGAAGAGTTTATCAAGCACGAATGCCAGGAGCACGGCAGGACATCTGCGGAGGTTGTGCGTCGTTGGGGAAAGACCTATCCCAACGACGTGTTTACCAAGTCCGAAGCAGACGCCGTGCTTGGCATCAAGCCCGCAAAGAAGGCCAAGAAAGCGAAAAGGGGCTAACCTATGGCCGCACCCACACCATCCACGTATAGCAGGAATGTCGGACACGGAGGCTTTATCAGCTGGAATGCCGTGTGGACAGATGGGAACCAACTCACGGACACCGTTGTGCTCGACCTCTCCGCTCTCGAATACACCAGCTCGTTGACTATCCAGCGTGTTGCGTGGATGGCAACGGCCGGCATCACGTTTACGCTGGAGTTCGATGATGACTCCTCTGACGAGTTTATCCTCTCCAGCGCTCTTGCGCCAACGGACCAGCAGGATATAGACTTCACCTGGAATGGCCTGGATGGTGTGGTGATGACGGCCACAGGAGGGACGGGCGATTTGCTCATTACCACCCTGTCGGCAGCCGATGCTGATGAAATCAACTTGTTCGTATGGTATCGGGTCGATTAGTTGAACTAAGTTCTCAGACAACGGCACTACGGGGACGCTCATGCCTACAGAGACGGTATCTGTGGGCATGAGCTTGCCGCCGACTACGACAAGCACATCAACAAATATATCTTCGAGGAGCTTATGCGATGAACGTCATGATGCGCCTGATGACTCGCGGTGACGCTATGCCCTCGTCAATAGCGCGCATGCAATGGTGTCGCTCCCATGGCTGGGATGCTGACATGCACGTCAACAAGGTGGGCATAGACATCGCACGGTCGGAGGTCATCGCCAAGGCCCGCGAGAGCAATGCCGACTACCTCATTATGGTTGATGACGATGTCGTCCCTACTGATCGGATACTCAGGCTCCCCGAGCACGGTGTTCCCGTAGTTTCGGGGTGCGTGCCCTCCTGGAGTTTCGGCAAGCTCTTCTGGTGCATCTTCGACCTTGACGAAGACGGCACCTACAGATCCGTTACAGACTTCACCGAAGACCATTCGCTACAGCAGGTATACTCAGTGGGGGGAGCGCTTCTATGTATCAGGCGCGATGTCTTAGAGGACACGTCGCAAGATCCCCTGTTTCTGTTCCGGCGAAACTCCGACGGGACAGTGGCGCACTTCGGCGGCGAGGACTGCCACTTCTGCCAGAAGGTCCACAGGATGGGATATCCGATTTACGCAGACCCGGGGATGGTGGGGGAGCATACGCCACGCATCGAGCTGGTCAGAACACTGGTGGAAAATGCAGATCCTAATACCGACGGTGGGCTTATCACCGTGGCTCGCTACGACACTCGCCAGTATGGTTGCGAGCTACCCGTCAGTGACTCCTACCGTCGTATGCGCGAGCAGCGACGCGGAGACGACGGACCTCCTCCTGAGCCAGCCGTGCAGCCCCCTGTTTCCGAGCGAGCCACTAACGTGGACGGAGGCAGTGAACTACGGGCTGCATCATTTGGGAGACGAGGATGATGTCGTAGTCTGCAATGACGACATTGCCATACTTACACCGCAGTGGCTGGACGTATGGCAAGAGCACCTCGACACCAAGCGCGGAGCAGTGGGGGCCATAGGCCCCATTAGCAATAACGTCTTGAACATGCAGAGGATCGGATACCGTGCCGCGGAGATTCAGGCACTTCCATTCATCAGCTTCTTCTGTGTTTGTCTGGCAAAAGAAGCCCTGCAGGCGGTGGGTGGCCTGGATGAGCGTTTTGGCAACGGCCCTTTTGACGATCTGGATTGGAGCGAGAGAGCCAAAGCCGAAGACTTCATACTTCTTGTAGACCGGAGGGTGTGGGTGTGGCATTACGGGAGCCAGTCAATGGAGAGGTCGCCGGATTCCCAGGACAGGGCGGCAGCCCGAGCCTTGTTGGTGAAGAAGCACCCGACGGTCGAGGAGCATCTTCCCCCAACTTAAGCGTGCCGAAAGATAAGCTGTTCGAGATAGAGAAGCGCTTTCAGAGCATGGCGGGGCATTTGAGAGAAGCGCAGAAGGCTCGCGACCATTGGTATAAAAAGTGGTACACGGAAACTAACCAGGCAGAGAGGGTGGAGTAAATGTCGCTATCGCTTGGAGATTCTGTAAACAGGGGCCTGCGGGTTATTGGTGATCCGGATGTCGCCTCTTTCACTTCTACAAACCAACTCCAGAACCTCCTTATCGACGCTGCCAATGAG